AAAACTAGAAGATAAAATGGATAAGATGATGGACTCTGATGAAGAAATTATGGACCAACATAAAAAATTATTTGAAAAATTAGAACAAGGAAACACAGGATATAATTATAACTAATGAATGAAAAACTTATTACAGCATTATTGGCAATCTTACTTGCGTTGGGTGGTTGGACTCTATCAAGAACCTTTTCACTCTCAACAGATATGGTCCTTATCAAAGAAAAAGTATCATCATTGGAAGAAAAAATTGAGAGCAAGTTTAAAAAGAAAAAAACCAAAAAGAAGAAAAAGAAATGAAACACTTAATGATTATTTTAATTCTCTTGGCTGGTTGTGCTTATAAGATAGCACCTGACACAACAACTCTTGAAATTGGAGAAACAAGTAATGGAAAAGAAAAAAATACCAAATCAATAAAACAAACTTTTAAATGGAAAAAATAAATGTCAAGAGGAATAACAACAGCAGTAAAAAACGCCTTGGCGGCAACACCTACATTTTGTCATTTAGTCTATTTAGGGTTTTCAACACCAGTAAGAAAAACAGATAATTCATTTGATATAGTAGATGATATAGAGGGTTCTTCTCAAACTTATAATGCTGATGGAAGTTTATTAGGAGTTGGTAATGTTCCTGAATCTAATCAACCAATAAAAAATAGTATTGATATTGTATTTTCAGGTGTGGACCAATCTTTGATTTCAACTGTTTTAAGTAATGATGTTTTAGGTGTTGATATAAAAGTTTATCGAGCAGTAATAAGTGGTACTACTGCTATTGCTGACCCATTTTTATTATTTCATGGTAATTTAGCAGATTTTGCAATAGATGATGATGGTTCATCTGGGGCAACTTTAGGTATTACAGCAACAAATCACTTCGGAAATTATGAAAAAAAAAATGGAAGAACAAGCTCCGATAATTCTCAACAAAGACATTTTTCAGGAGATAAAGGTTTTGAATTTTCAGCTTTAACTATTAGAGATATTAAATGGGGCAGAGAATAATGCACGAGATTATAATTTTTTTACAAACTTTTGATAGATATAAACATTTCACTTATGTAACATTATGTCTTCATATACGACAATCTTTTATTAATAATCAATACAAAGTATTTAAAGATGAAGATGGAAAAATATTTGGTTTTGTTAGTTGGGCATGGGTAGATAAGGAAACTAAAGAACAATATTTTCAAACAGGAATAGTAAAAAAATGGAACTGTGGAGATATATTATTACCAGTTAATTGCGTTGCTAAAAAAAATATGAGAGAAATTGCTAAATGGTGCAAAAATAAAGCAATTAAATTAATTGGAGAAAATAAAAAATTAGATTGGTTAAGACTAGATAATAATAATTTAGTAAGAAGAATATATAAAATAGAAACAAAAGGTAGTTGGATATAATGGCAGATAAAGTAGTAGAAACAACTACCAAAGTTTTTGGAAAAGCTAAAGATTTTTTTGGTAAATATTCGAGTTGGTTTACTTGGATTTCCATAGGTATTCAGGTCATATCTTGGTTAAGGAAACCAGATGAACCAGATATTCCTCACTATGATAATGTTGCTGAACAAATGGCAAAGGGTGTTCTTGTTAATAAAGCATCTTCTAATTCAGCTATTCCTGTTGTGTATGGCAAGCGTAAAATTGGTGGCAATATAATATTTTTAGAAACCTCTGGTACAGATAATACCTATCTTTATATGATAATGGCTTTATGTGAGGGTGGAGTTGAATCTTGCGAACAAATTTACATAGATGATAAATTAGTTACTTGGTCTGGTACATTAACACATGGAACAGAAAGAACAGTAGGTAGTGGAGATTCAAATTTTTATAAAGCTGATCCAACAGTAGAAGGTTCAAGTGCTGAATCAACAATTTCTGTTACTTGGTATGATGGTAGGGACGATCAAACTTACAATACAACAGTTGGCGCTTTGTCATCTTGGACTTCAAACCATAGATTAAGAGGAATAAGTTATCTTGCTCTTAAGTTTAAATGGAATCAAGATGTTTTTGCTGGAGTACCATCTGTTCATGCAGTTATTAAAGGTAGAAAAGTTTATGACCCAAATTTAGATGGAACTAATACTGGTGGTTCTGGTTCACATAGAGAAGATACTACTTCAACTTGGGCATGGTCTGATAATCCTGTTCTTTGTACTTTAGACTATATGAGAAATTCAAGATTTGGATTAGGAATTGCTAATAGTTACTTTGATTCTAATTGGGCAGATTGGCAAACTGCCGCCGATGTTTGCGATACAGATGTAACAGCTTATGGTTCAACAACCATAGACTTATTAGATATGAATGCAGTTGTAGATACAAAAAGAAAATGTATTGAAAATTTAAAAATATTAGTTACAGGGTTTAGAGGTTATATTAATTATGCAAATGGAAAATATTCAGTTCTATCTGAAACAACTGGTTCAGCAAGTATTTCATTAACAGAAGATAATATTATTGGAGGACTTAAAGTAAGTAGTCTAGATAGAAATACTAGATTTAATCGAGTTATAGTTACTTTCGTAAATCCTGATAAAAATTATCAATCTGATGAAGTACAATGGCCAGAAATTGACGATAGTGGTTATACATCAGCAGATCAACACGCAACTATGAAAACTGCAGATGGAGGCTTTTTACAAGAGGGAAGATTTGATTTTCCTACTATCACATCTCCTTATCAGGCTCTTGAATTAGCAGAGGTAATTTGTAGAAGAAGTCGAAATAATATGAATGTAGGTTTAAGATGTGATGCAACAGGATTAGATTTAATGGTAGGGGAATTAGTAAATATAACTCACGCAACTCCAGCTTTTTCTGCAAAAACATTTAGAATTCAAGGTATGCAAGTTAATTCTGATTTAACTGTTGAATTACAATTAACAGAATATCAAGCTGCATTTTATACTTGGGCAACAAAGACACAAGCAGCAACAATACCAGATACTACTTTACCCAATCCTATGTCGGTTATTGCTCCAGCAAGTTTAACATTATCAGATGAATTAATTGAATATTCAGATGGAGTTGTAATAACTAGATTAAATATATTAGTTGGCGCAAGTACAGATAAGTTTAGACAATATTATCAAGTTGAAACTAAAAAAACTTCTGAAAGTAATTATAAAGTTTTAGCACAAGGAATTAGTGCTGTTTTAAATTATCATCAATTAAATGTAGTAGATGGGGTAGAGTATTCAGTTCGTGTAAAAACAATTAACTCAATGGGTGTTTCATCAAGTTACACTTCAGGAACACATACAGTTGTTGGTGCAACAGATACTCCATCAGATGTAGATGAATTATCTATTTCAATGGTTGGTTCAAATCAAATGCAATTATCTTGGGAACCAGTTTCAGATTTAGATGTTTCTTATTATGCAATTCGTTATCAAGATACAACGAGTAATGCTAGTTGGGCAAGTTCAACAAACTTAACACAAGTTGTTAGAAGAAAATCTAACAATGTAACAATCAATGCTCGTACTGGTGCGTTTCTGATTAAAGCAGTTGACAAATTAGGAAATGAATCTGATAATGAGAAAATTGTTTATACTAATATTTCAGGATTAGAACATTTCAAAAATATTGCAACTTATAATGAAGAATCTGCTAGTGCTGTAACAGGACAAACTTGGAATGGAACCTTTGATGGAGATTGTGTAAAAGGTATGAATTCTAATGATACTGATATAGCCACACTTGACACAATTACTTTATTTGATTCTACTGTTGGAAATTTTGACTCAGCGGCTGGAGATTTTGATTTAGGTGGAACTGATGCTACTTCTAATCCAACTTATTATCAAGCAAATATAGAATCATCAGGATTATATATTGGTTCAACTGAAATAAGCCTTGATGCAGTTTATGATGCAACTTTTCAATCAACTATTGATATGATTGCAAATGACCTCTATGATTTGTTTGACAGTGGCAGAGGTGCTTCACTTTTTGATAATGCTCCTGGCCCTTTTGATGGAAGTTCTGGTTCTCAATGCGATGCTTATTTACAAATAGGGTCAAGTGAAAGTTCTCTTGGTGCAATTTCTAGTTATTCAAATATATCTCAACAAGCTACTATTAAGGGTAGATATTTTAAATTTAGATTAAAATTAACAAGTGGAAACAATAAAGCTAGACCAGAAGTTTCAAAAATGCAAATGAAATTAGTATTAGAGAAAAGATTAGAAAGTGAAGAAGATGTTGCTAGTGGTGCTGGTGCAAAAGCGATTACTTATACTAACGCATTTTACGCAAGCCCAGCAGTTGGGATAGCGGCACAAAATATGGCTACTGGGGATTATTATACAATCACTAGCAAAACAAAAACTGGATTTACTATAACCTTTTATAATAGTTCAGCTGCGGCACAAAATAGGACTTTTGACTATGTTGCAAAAGGGTATGGCTTGAAATCATAGAATATATGATATAAATAAATGAGAAAGGATTAAAAAAAATATATGAGTCAAGTTACAGATGTATCATTAGCGAATCAGGGATTTTCAGCATTTAGGTCTGAATTAAATAATATTCTTGGAGCGATTAACACATCACATTTGGGAACATCTGCCCCTGGCAGTATAGCTTCTGGCACAATTTGGATAGACACAAGTGGTGGTGCAACAGCATGGATTTTAAAATTATATGATGGTGCTGGACATATTACTTTAGGAACAATTAACTCAACAGCTAATACTGTGGATTGGTCTGATAGTTCAGTCACTTTTGATATTGTTAATGACACCTCTCCTCAATTAGGTGGCGATTTAGATACTAATTCACACAATATAACTATTGACGATGCACATTTTATAAAAGACGAAAATGGTAATGAACAAATTATATTTCAAACAACTTCTTCAGCAGTTAATGAATTAGAAGTTACAAATGCGTCAACAGGCAATGGTCCTATTCTTGGAGCAAGTGGAGAAACAAATGTTGACCTTAATATAAAACCAAAAGGTTCAGGAAAAACAATTATTGGTTCAGGTACTGGAAATTCAACAATAACTTCTAGTGGAGCTCACAATCTTATTTTAAATACAAACTCTGGAACAAACTCTGGAGAGATTGCAATAACTGATGGGGCAAATGGAGATATAGATATTACAACAAATGGAACAGGAGCAATTAAATTTAATGATTTAGCTTATATTCCACAACAAGCAATTACTTCAACTTCAAATGCTGTTGCGTGGGACGCACAAGCCAAGCCAAACGCATATCATATCACAACAGAAAATACGACTTTATCTGCGCCAACTAATGCAGTTGAAGGTGCTTTTATTTGTATAGAAATTAATTTTAATGGAAGTCATACTTTTTCGTGGAACGCAATATTTAATTTTGCCGCTGATACTGCTCCGACTACAACAGATACAGATGCGAAAACTGACATTTTAGTTTTCCGTTATAATGGTTCAATTTGGCAAGAAGTAGGTAGAACTTTAAACATACCAGAAAGTTAAAATATGTGGGCATTAGTAGAAGATAACGCAATTACAAAAATAATTAATAATCCAAAAGCTATGGTTATTGGAGATACTCGTCATTCAAGAAATATATTTTCTTTTAGATGGACTAACGAAGAAAGAGAAGCCATTGGAATCTATGAAGTAGTATTTGATAATTCTAATAAAAAAGATGAAGCATACTATACTAATACAAATCAATCTTTTAACTTTGCAGATGGACAAGTTACAGCAAGTTATGGAACTGCAACACCAAAACTTTTAGAAGATAGAAATGAAACAAATGAAGATGGTTCTCCTATGCTTGATGCAGATGGAAACCAAGTTGTTACCAAAGGTTTAAAATCT